TCATAGCGCCGTTGCAGATTGAGTAGCCTCAGCACGGAGCGGTAAGCCTGCTCCGGATGGGCTTTGCTCTTTTGGATGGACTCGACCACTTTCAGTGTGCACACACCCACCGACAGCGCCCAACTGCACAGCCTTTCCGGCGTCCACCTGACTCTGCCCCTTATGGTTAGCCGGCATGTGCGCCGCCTGAGTCGTGTGCCTATAGGCGTTATCGCTGCGAGGGTGCGTAGCCACGCAGACGCCCTTATGGTGGATTTGCACCAGCCGTTGGGTGGCGATGACGTCAACGCGCTCGCCAACCAGCGGATGAGGCACCGAGTACCAGTTTTTGCCGTAGTCTATGTGGTAATCAGGTCCCACTCGGGCAACGAGATACTTCACTGTATTCCCATTGTGTGGGCGGTAGAGGCCCAAGAGCCGGTTTGTCCAGCTGCTCGAAGCGTTCAAGGCGACTTTGTCCGCCGTAATGACGCATCGGGCGCAGATTCAACTCATGATTGAGTTCTCGTATCACCTGGTTGAGTTCGGCCAGCGAGTAGAACCTACGTTTACGCAATCGGGCCAAAACCCAGCGTTCTACCAGCTGCACAGTTGATTCTGCCTTCGCCTTGTCTTTCGGTTTTCTCGGGCGCGCCGGTAGCACCACTGTCTCATAGTGATTTGCCAGCGCCTGGTAGCTCTGGTTTATGACCGGCTCATAGCGGTCAGGGGTGCTGACAGCGCTGCGCAGATTATCAGGTATCATCAGCTCCGGAACCCCACCCATGAAGTGCAGGCAGCGGCTATTGGCGTTGAGCCACGATGCCATGTCCTGGCCTTCGCAGGCTTCGATATACGCATAGCCTGACACGCCCATGGCAGCGACGAAGATAGCGACCTGGCGTACGCTACCGGTCGCAGGGTTGACGATAGGTACGGTGGGGCCACAGAAGTCGATGAAGAGCTTTTCGCCAGCCTTGTGCTCCATGCGCATGGAACGCCTCTGCTTCTTTTTCCAGTCACGGAACAGTGCACAAAACTGTGAGTAACCGAGGGCATCACCGCCCACGGCGGACTGATATTCCATCCAGAGCAGCTGCTTGGTCATGCCCTTGCGGCTTAACTCGGTATCGATATCAAGCCAGCTGGGTAAGGTATTGATAACTTTTCCGGATTTGCCGGGATAGAGCAGGCGGTCGAGGTCGACGGGGGACAGTTCCGCCGGCAATGGCCAGACCAGGTTAGCTACCGTGAATCGGCCGAGGATATCGTGCACGGTAGTACAGCCTATGCCGAGCGCTGCTGCGATAGTGCGATTCGAGCGACGCTGCTCGAATTTCATACGTAACACATTAATATAGATGCACATTTCCGTTCTCGCTTTCTTCTTTTTACGTGCCATGCCATGCCCCAGGAAGCTAAAAGTCTCCAGAGTATGGCGGAACAGAAGATGAGCGATCGGACAGAATCGGAATCGCTGATCGGGCGACCGGAATCAGTGATCGGATGAAATCAGAATTAGTGATTGGGTGAAATCGGAATCAGTGATCGGATGTGACCGGAACCAGCAGCATCAACATCGAAGGCCAGAAAGAGTTGCTAGGTATGTGGCTGGCCGAAAATGAAGGCGCAAAGTTCTGGCTGAACGTGCTGACAGAGCTGAAAAACCGCGGCCTGAACGATATCCTTATCGCCTGCGTAGACGAGCTGAAAGGTTTCCCTGACGCTATTAACGCGGTGTATCCGGAGGCGCGGCTCCAGCTGTGTGTCGTACATATGGTGCGCAACAGCCTGCGGTTCGTCTCCTGGAAGGACTACAAGGCCGTCACCCGCGACCTGAAATCTATCTATCAGGCCCCTACGGAAGAAGCCGGCTTGCAGGCGCTGGAAGCGTTCTCCAGTGCCTGGGACATCCGCTACCCGCAAATAAGTCGAAGCTGGCAGGCAAACTGGGCCAATCTGGCCACGTTCTTTGCCTACCCAACGGACATCCGCAAGGTGATCTACACGACCAACGCCATCGAGTCGTTAAACAGCGTGATCCGGCATGCCATCAAAAAGCGCAAGGTGTTCCCGACCGACGACGCAGTGAAAAAGGTGGTGTGGCTGGCGATACAGGCGGCCTCACAGAAATGGACAATGCCTTTGAGGGACTGGCGCATGGCAATGAGCCGCTTTATTATCGAGTTCGGTGACCGCCTGGACGGTCACTTCTAAGAAAAGGCATTTACACAGAATCGTGTACAGGGTCTCTCTGACGCTCAACAGCGGCACCGCAACTTGCAGCGACTATAAATTTACCAACATCCGAAATCTCAAGGAAACTGTATCATGAGCAAAACCTTGTTCACTTATGACGAATCAGCAGCCGTATCTGCCGGGCAGAGCAACTTTATCAAGGAGTCCGGCGTTTACGTTATCACCATTGAAGAAGCCAAGGTGGTGAAAAGTCAAAATGGTGCGACGTTCATTGAATTTTCAGGCGAATCAGCAGACGGCCACCTCATCCAATACCTTTCCGTTTGCATCAACAAGAAAGATGGCTCCGTCAATGCCTACGGCGTTAACATGATTCAAGCCATCATGGGCTGTACCGAAGTCAAAAGCATCAGCGAAAAGATGCTCAGTACCAGCCAAACTAACGTGCCAGAGTTTGCAGGGAAGCGTGTTGGGTTGTTGTTGCAGAAGATCTTACGCACCAAGCAGGACGGCGGCGATACCTATAACTTTGAAATTCGTATCCCGTTCTATCCTGATACGAAGCAGACTATCAAGGAACGTCTCGAAAGCCAGGATGCAAAGACTATCGATACGATGCTTTCCACGCTTAAGGATAAGGATGAGCGCCGTCATAACCCGAAATACAGCGGCCATCCATCTCAAGGCATACCGCCAGTCGATGCCTACGAGGATTCAATCCCGTTCTGAAGATAATTTGGGGCTGGGCGTGGGTTGCCAAGAAAGGTTAGATGAGACCCTGTACACGATTCTGTGTAAATGCCTTTTCTTAGAAGTGACCGTCCAGGCGGTCACCGAACTCGATAATAAAGCGGCTCATTGCCATGCGCCAGTCCCTCAAAGGCATTGTCCATTTCTGTGAGGCCGCCTGTATCGCCAGCCACACCACCTTTTTCACTGCGTCGTCGGTCGGGAACACCTTGCGCTTTTTGATGGCATGCCGGATCACGCTGTTTAACGACTCGGTGGCGTTGGTCGTGTAGATCACCTTGCGGATGTCCGTTGGGTAGGCAAAGAACGTGGCCAGATTGGCCCAGTTTGCCTGCCAGCTTCGACTTATTTGCGGGTAGCGGATGTCCCAGGCACTGGAGAACGTTTCCAGCGCCTGCAAGCCGGCTTCTTCCGTAGGGGCCTGATAGATAGCTTTCAGGTCGCGGGTGACGGCCTTGTAGTCCTTCCAGGAGACGAACCGCAGGCTGTTGCGCACCATATGTACGATACACAGCTGGAGCCGCGCCTCCGGATACACCGCGTTAATAGCGTCAGGGAAACCTTTCAGCCCGTCTACGCAGGCGATAAGGATATCGTTCAGGCCGCGGTTTTTCAGCTCTGTCAGCTCTGTCAGCACGTTCAGCCAGAACTTTGCGCCTTCATTTTCGGCCAGCCACATACCTAGCAACTCTTTCTGGCCTTCGATGTTGATGCCCAGCGCCAGGAACACAGATTTGTTGATGATGCGGCTGTCCTGCCGGACTTTTAGAACGATACAGTCAAGATAAACAATGGGATAGACTGCATCCAGAGGCCGGTTTTGCCATTCAACAACCTGCTCCATGACCGCATCGGTGACCTTTGAGACCAGCGCCGGCGAGACATCGGCGTCATACAGCTCTTTGAACGCGGCGGCGATCTCGCGGGTGGTCATCCCTTTGGCGTACAACGATAAAATCTGGTTATCCATCCCGGTAATCCGGGTCTGGTTCTTCTTCACCAGTTGCGGTTCAAAGGAACCGTCACGATCGCGCGGAGTACGCAGCGCCAGCGGGCCATCGCCAGTGGTAACGGTTTTTGTGGAATAGCCGTTGCGGGCGTAGGTCCCCGGTTTAGGCTGATTTTTATCGTAGCCGAGGTGGTGGGTCATTTCGGCATTGAGAGCTGCTTCGACGCTGATTTTTTTCAGCAGCCGATCGAAGTGACTGAGATCTTCAGGGGTTTTGAGATTTTTGGCCAGTTCGTTAGCCAGAGCCTGCAACTATTTTTCGTCCATAAATTAACCTGTTTTTGATGTTGGATTGAACATATCAAAATCAGGCAAATACACAAATTTCTAAACAGGCTCTTAGATGAGGATTTTGACGAGCGTGACCGCAACTCCAAGGAGTGCCGTCATCATGGCAGCCATCTTAATGAGCAACCACGTTGATATGCTTTCAACATCCTTACGCAAAAGGGCTATCTGGGTCGCCGTTTCTTTTCTGGCATCGGCGATTTGGGCATCGGTCTTCTCGAACCGAAACTCAATCTCTTTACGCACATCTTCAAGATCGCGCTTGACCGTAGAAATTTCGGCAGATAAATCTTTGCGAACATTGGCAATCTCTGCGGATAAGTCTTTGCGAGCATCTTCAAGATCACGCTTTACATCTTTGATGTCTGCTTTGGTAGCAAGATCGGCAACCTCGTGCGATTCACGCACGACAAGGGTTATCGCTTTGGCTTGCTCTCTGTTGAGGCCGGCGTTTTCCAGCGTTTCGACGAACTCTTGTGTATCAAATGCGACTTGGCCCATATGCGTATCCTCGTGGTGATGTAGGCAGTATAGCTGTCGGGGGCATGGCAAGGCAACTTGCAGGTAATTTGCTATAATCACCACGCCAGCCTGAACAACTGGCCTCCCTAACTCAACTGCTGTGCCGTCCAACCCAGGGGTTTAAGATGGCGCAGGCGGCATATCGAAAAACGAGACCTACCACACTGACCACGACAACTGTCGAGGCCGGCGGTGTGTTGCAATCGATAAAAACACGCTCTCAAGGTCGCGCGCACGCGCGTTTTGGGGGGACACCGTGCCAGTAGTTGCAACGGTCAAAACCGACTGGTTCCGGGTGATAAACGACATTACCCGCGCCGGGATCCCACTACAGGAAATCGCCAGAGAGCTGGACGTGTCCAAGTCTGCGATTATTGGCTGGAAGCAGGGCGCGGCACCTAATCATCACACCGGCGAGGCGCTGATTGATTTCTGGTGTTATGTCACGCATCGCCAGCGCACAGAGCTGCCTGTGCAGGTCTCATCGCGGCGCTTTGTGTACGCCTGGCGCAACAAACGCTAGCCCCCGCTTCCGCAACAGCGTATTTGGTTGGGATCCTGACCGTGCATCCCTTTCACACTGGCGGCTCTATTATCGACAGGAGCCACGACAATGGCACGAAAAAGAAAAGCCGTCGAAATCCCGGGGCAGGAGTCCACAACCGCCGCAGAGGTTGCGACAGACGAACAGACGGGCAATCAAGCATTGCCTGAGGGTGTCGGCACTTCCGATGAGCAGAGCGTGCCGCAGAGGGTTTCTGCACTGCCAGACAGCACTGCGCAGGCTGAGCGTAACGCTATCCTGTCCACGCTTGACGAGCCGGCCGCAGCCATCATCACCCGCTTTGACGCGCTGGGCTTTACCGATATGACCGACCAGAAGCTGACCGACAATCTCTCTTTCCTCGAACTCGTCAAGAAAGCCACCACGGCAGCACCCGTCGCGCCGCTTGGGATTGTGACGAATGAAGAAGGTAAACGTCAGCCCGTACTGGGTAAGCCGATTTTAACGGAACACGGCTGGCACGTGCCGGGCTAAGGAGAACGTGATGTGTGGAGGGAGTGCACCCCAGGTCGTACGAACGGATCCGCAGGTTGAAGCCAATGCGGCGGCTGACGCCGCGGCAAAGGCGGCGAACGCAGATGCCGCCGCGCGCAAGAAACGCAAGAAAAGCTCGTCTTTGCTGGCCAGTGGTGCAGAAGGGGCCGCGGACTCAGGCAGCTCTTTGTTGTCTTCGGGCGCGCAGTCTGCGCAGAAAAAGGCATTAGGGGCGTAACCGATGGATGAACTTGCCGTCAAGCTGATTACGCGTGCTGATGCGCTAAAATCCCACCGCCAGCGGCATGAAAGCGTCTGGCTCGAGTGCTACGACTACTACCTATCCGTTGCGTGGCGCGGGTTTTTCGGCTGACGTGCTGGACGCACAGAGCGCTAAGTCGAAGGTGGCGAAACTGCTGGACGGCACCGCCACCGATAGCGCCCGCATGCTGGCCTCGGCGCTCATGTCCGGCATGACCCCGGCCAACGCACAGTGGCTCAATCTCGACAGTGAATCGCTGGCTGACGAGGACAAGGCCTGGCTCTCCACCTGTGCCACATTGGTATGGGAGAACATCCACGCTGCTAATTTTGACGCGGAAGGCTATGAGGCGAATCTTGACGTCGTGTGCGCGGGCTGGTTCGTGCTGTACATCGACGAGAATCGGGAGGAGGGCGGCTATACGTTCCAGCAGTGGCCGCTGTCGCAATGCTACGTTGCGTCAACCCGCAAAGACGGCATTGTCGATACGATTTATCGCTGCTACCAGATGACCGCCGAGCAGGCGATCGCTGAGTTCGGAGAGCAGGGCGTCAGCGAGAAAATACGCCGTGTGGCCAAGGATAAGCCGGATGACAGGTTTGATTTCCTGCACGCGATATTCCCGCGTACGAATTATGTGGTAAACGCCCGTTTGGCTAAGCATTTGCGCTTTGCCTCTTTTCACGTGGAGAGGCAGGGAAAGCGCATAGTGCGAGAATCGGGTTACCACGAATTCCCGGTTTGCGTACCGCGCTGGATGAAAATCCCCGGCGGCGCGTACGGCATTGGCCCGGTATATGATGCGTTGCCAGATTGCAAGGAGCTGAACGAAACCAAGCGCATGGAGAAGGCCGCGCAGGATTTGGCCATTTCGGGCATGTGGATTGCCGAGGATGACGGTGTCATGAATCCGTACTCCGTCAAGGTCGGCCCGCGCCGCATTATTGTCGCGAGCAGCGTGAACAGTATGAAGCCCTTGCTCACGGGGGCTGATTTTCAGGTCGCGTTTACCGCAGAAGACCGCCTGCAGGCCAGCATTCGCAAAATCATGATGGCCGACCAGTTGCAACCACAGGATGGTCCGGCAATGACCGCGACCGAAGTCCATGTCCGCGTGGCCCTGATTCGCCAACTGCTGGGGCCGGTCTACGGACGGTTTCAGGCGGAATACCTGCAACCGCTGGTTGAGCGCTGTTTCGGTATTGCCTTCCGCGCTGGCGTCTTCCCTGCTCCCCCGGACAGCATGCAAACCGCGCATTTTAACGTGCGCTATATCTCGCCGCTGGCCCGCGCACAGAAGCTGGAGGACGTGACTGCGATTGAGCGTCTTGGCGCGAACGTGGCGCAGCTCTCCCAGGTTAGCCCGGAGGTCGTAGATCTGGTGGACACCGATGAGGCCACGCGCGTGGTGGCCGATGCGCTGGGTGTACCGGCGAAGGTGATCCGCTCGGCGGCGGATGTCACCAGCATGCGCGACCAGCGCGCCAAGGCGCAGCAGCAGCAAGCGCAACAGCAGCTGATGATGCAGGCCGGGCAGGAGGCAGCCAGCGCCGCCGGTCAGGCCTCGGGGAGCGCAATGGGCCAAAGATTGGCGGAGGGACAATGAGAAAACCCGTGCTACCGGGCGATTACAAACGCCTGTTTGAAGAGACTGCGGGCGGCCCTGAAGTGCTGGCGGAATTAGCCCGGCGATTCGGGCGAGCCGTCTACGTGGAGGGTGGCCCTGAGGGCGACCGCGCAACGTGCTACAGAGCCGGGCAGCGTGCCGTGCTCGATTTCATTCTCATGAGAATTAACCAGGCTGATGGAGTATACGACGATGTGGACGATTAAACCGCTATTCATGAACGCTGATGCTGGCGAGGATGCGGGGGGCAACGGTGGCGACGAATCTGTTAATTCTGATGCGGGTCATTCTTTGCTTGGCACCGGCGCACAGGCGCCAGCGGACGAGGCGGATTGGGTACCGGAAAAATTCCGCGTTATGGACGATGACGGCAAGCTCAACGTGGAAAGCTCTGCGCGCAAACTGGCGGAGTCTTATTACGCATCTTGAGAAGCGTTTAGGTCACGGTGATGCCCCGCCGAAGTCCGTTGATGACTACGCGCCGAAGGTAGACGCCGAGGGGTTTCAATGGGATGAATTCAAAGCCGATCCTGAGATGCAGGGCTTTCTCAAAGCCGCTCACGCCAAGGGCATCACGAATGACCAAATGGGCTTTATTCTGGGCGAGTACCTGCAACGTGCCCCGGCGTTAGTGAACGGTGCGGCCGAGCTGGATGCGGACGCCGCGGGGACACAGTTACGCGCGGTGTGGCAATCTGACGCTGAATTTAACAAAAACATCGGTCTGGCCTACCGTGCGTTTCATGCGCTGGCCGATGAAGGCGACAAAGATCGCCTGGATGATATCGGCAATAATCCATTGGTGATCCGAATGCTGGCGAAAGTAGGGGCAGAGATGCAGGAAGATACGCCGGCGGGGGCGGCCGCTAACCCGGCGGCACAGCAAGTCATCCGTGACCTGATGAAGTCGGAGGCCTATGCCGATCCGAAACATGCTGATCATGATCGTGTCGCCGCCCAGATACGCGCATTCTACCAGAAGACGTACGGCACGCATTCTGTCGCGTGACCCTCAACAGGCCGGCTGCGTGGCTGGCCTCGTTTCATTTGGTCGGGATCCTGACCGCACATCACACTCACAATCCTCACAAAGCAGCCCGGCTGGGTAGCCGGATACCTGATCCCCTCTGTCCGTCAGCGCCAACCGGGCAGCGTTGAAACGAGCCGGGAGACCGACACCTCGCAGGCGATTAATCACTATTCGGAGTGTGCATTATGGCTTTTGATGCCAACAAGAACATGATCACCGCTGCGTTTGTGCAGCAGTTCCATGATTCGTTTGAAATTGCCTCGCAGCAAAAAGACTCTCGCCTGCAGGCCGCCGTCACCGACCGAGGCCATATTACCGGGGCATCGTTCACCATCAACGATATGGGGACTATCGAGATGACCCAAATCACCACGCGGTTCGGTGATACGGTCTGGGATGTCCCTGAAGCGGGAACGCGTAACGCCTTGATGGCGGACTACGGGGTCTTCGTGCCGATGGAGAAGCGTGACCTGCGCAAACTGATTGCCGATCCGCAGGGGCCCTATTTACAGCTGACCCTGGCTGCCGCTAACCGCAAAAAGGACGACATTATTTATCGGGCGTTGCTCGATACCGTTTTGCGCAAAACATCGGATACCGATGCTTATGCGCCCGTCGCCCTGCCGACAACGCAAAAGATTGTCGCAGGCAAAACCGGCATGACCAAAGCCAAGCTGATTGCCTCCAAGGCTATGTTTCGCCGTAACGAGTGCGATGAACAGAACGGTGAGGCGCTGTATATCACCTACAATGCCGACATGTTGACACAGATCCTCAGCGATACCACGTTGACCAGCGCCGATTTTATGGCGGTGAAGATGCTCCAGGAGGGCGCGGTGTCCGGTAACTGGCTGGGCTTTAAGTGGCTGGCGTACGAAAAGTTGGACGAAGCGAAAGCAGGCGAGCCTGGCGTCACCACCAAAACCGCCGCTGCCTGGTGTAAATCTGCGGTGCATTTGGGGACGGGCGCACAGTACAACGTTGATATCGGCCCGCGTCGCGATAAAAACAATACCATTCAGATTTCTGTCGATGCGTCTTATGGTGCCGGTCGGGCGAACGAAAAAAAAGTCGTCGCCATCGAGTTTGTCGCGTAAGCCGCCGGGATCTTTGCCGGGGGCTCCTCGGCCTTTCGCATTTGAGGTGTCGCCATGAGTTCGAGTGTATCTATCTGCTCTAACGCGTTGCTGGCGCTGGGGGCGCATCCGATCAACAGTTTCGATGAGGCGACCCCGCACGCCAGACTCTGCGCCAATATTTACCCTTCTGTACGCAATAACCTGCTGTGCGCTCATCCGTGGCACTGCGCCATTAAACGCGTCGTGCTCTCTCCCGTCAGTACCGCCCCCGCTTTCGGTTTTGGCTACCAGTTTCCCCTCCCGGCGGATCTTATCCGGGTATTGTCGGTGGGTGAACGGTATGACGATATACCGTATCGCATTGAGGGAAAACGCTTGCTGGCGAACGTACAGGAAGCCCGTCTGCGCTATATCTTTCGCAGTGAGGATGAATCAACCTGGGACGTGGCATTGGTCAACGTCGCCGAAGTGATGATGCAGGCAAAACTGGCCTATGCCGTGACGGGATCTGCCAGCTTGCGCGACAGTCTGACACAGAAAGCCGCTTTCCTGCTCCAGCAGGCGAAATCCATTAACGGATAGGAAGATCCGCCGGAGAGGCTGGACGGTTTCCCCACCCTGGCGTCGAGGCTCTGAGATGCGCGCCAATCTGATTAAAACCAATTTCACCGCCGGGGAAGTCTCGCCGCGCCTGATGGGGCGCGTTGATATTATGCGTTACGCCAATGGCGCGAAAGGCTATCCAAAATGGCGTTGTAGGGGTGCAGGGCGGCGTCATGCGCCGTCCGGGTACCCGCTTTGCGGCCGCCGCCAAATACAGCGATCGCCCGGCACGACTTATCCCGTATGTTTTTAACCGTTCACAGGCGTATGTGTTGGAGTTTGGCGCCGGTTACCTGCGCGTTTACCAGAACGGTAAACCGGTGGTGAACGCCAACAACACGCCGTATGAAATTGCCAGCCCCTACAGCGCTGACCGGTTGCCCTCGGTGAATTACGTTCAAGGCGCGGATACCATGTTCCTGGTGCATCCGGCGGTGAAGCCTTATCGGCTCCAGCGTCGTGGGCAAACGGACTGGGTGCTGGAGCCTGCGCCGTTTATCGTCGAGCCCTTTGATGAAATTCGCGAGACCCCCAAAAAATGGTGTAGGCCCTCGGCAAAAAAATTCGTAGGCTCTGAGGTGACACTGACGCTCAGTGATGCGGACCCGGGGGAGAATAAAAATCCGCCATTCACTGGTGCGGGATGGGTTGCCCAGGATGTGGGGGCCTATGTACGCATCAATGGCGGTCTTGTCCTGATCCAGCGCATCAACAGTGCGCAGGTGGCAGTGGGGACGCTTCGCTCGGATTTAAACGCCAAGCAGGCCGCGTCACCCGGCTCATGGACGCGAGAGGAGTCGGTCTGGACGGATAATTTGGGTTATCCGGAGGCGGTGACGTTATACCAGCAGCGTCTGGTGTTGGCCGGATCGCCCAAATATCCACAAACCATCTGGTGGAGTGAAACCGGAGCCTATCTGTCGTTCGAGCTGGGGACCAAAGACGATGCGGCTATCAGCTTTACACTGTCTTCTGATCAGCTTAACCCGATCGTCCACCTGGCACAGATGAACACGCTGATTGCGCTGACCTACGGCGGTGAATTTACCATTACGTCGGGCAACGACGCGGCTATCACGCCCACCAATATTTTGGTCAAGAATCCCAGCCCGTATGGCTGTAACCGTATTCGTCCGCTGCGTGTCGGTACCGAAATTCTGTTTATCCAGCGGGCCGGACGCAAGCTCTATGCCGTGGCGTACGATCCCGACAGCTTCGTGTCCTATGCTGCTAACGATTTGACGGTACTGGCGGAGCACATCACGGCGGGCGGTGTGCGCGATATGGCTTACCAGCAGCAGCTGGACGGGCTTATCTGGCTGGTGCGTGAAGATGGTGTCGCCGTCACGGTGACGATGGATCGCGCTCAGGATGTGGTTGCCTGGTCACGCCAGATGACAGAGGGCGCTTTTGAGTCCGTGACGTCCATTCCCTCCGAGCGGGATGACGTGCTGTATGCGCTGGTTCGCCGTCACATTAACGGCCAAACCGTACGCTACGTCGAAGTGTTCGATAACGTGCTGAATACCGATGCGGCTATCACCGGGCGCAGCGAGGCCGGTGCTACGACCTGGGCGGGGCTTCGGCACCTGGAGGGCAAAACGGTGGATATGGTTGCCGATGGGTCGGTCATGCCGCGTGCCGTTGTCTCTGGCGAGCAGGTCACGCTGGCGCGTAAAGCGAAGACCGTAGAGATAGGTCTCCACTACGACACCACGATAGAGACATTAACGCCTGAAGTTGCCACGACGGAGGGGACAACGCAGAACGCGTGTAAGCGGACCAGCGAAGTCACGATGCGTTTTCTTGACACCATCGGCGCAGAGTGCAACGGCCAGATTATCCCTTTTCGTACATTCGGACCGAAGGTTTTGGATAAACCCGCTCAGGTGTTCACGGGGGATCACTATATGGGAAAACTGGGCTGGGAGCGTGGCGAGGATACCTTGATCGTGCAGCAGCGCCAGCCGTTGCCGTTTCACCTTCTGGCCATTATCACCACGTTTACCAGCAACGGGGGCTAACCATGATCCGAACGGCAACACGAAACGATATCCCGGCGTTAATTGCGCTGGGGGCCAGCATGTACCAGGAATCACGCTACGCGGAAAACTCGCCGTTTGACGCGCTAAAATGTGCTGACTTGGCCGATCACCTTATCAACGCCGATGCCGGTTGCGTTCTGGTGGCAGAGCACAACGAGCAGATCATCGGAGCCTGTTTAGAAATTTGTGTATTTGCCTGATTTTGATATGTTCAATCCAACATCAAAAACAGGTTAATTTATGGACGAAAAACAGTTGCAGGCTCTGGCTAGCGAACTGGCCAAAAATCTCAAAACCCCTGAAGATCTCAGTCACTTCGATCGGCTGCTGAAAAAAATCAGCGTCGAAGCAGCTCTCAATGCCGAAATGACCCATCACCTCGGCTACGATAAAAATCAGCCTAAACCGGGGACCAACGCCCGCAACGGCTATTCCACAAAAACCGTTACCACTGGCGATGGCCCGCTGGCGCTGCGTACTCCGCGCGATCGTGACGGTTCCTTTGAACCGCAACTGGTGAAGAAGAACCAGACCCGGATTACCGGGATGGATAATCAGATTTTATCGTTGTACGCCAAAGGGATGACCACCCGCGAGATCGCCGCCGCGTTCAAAGAGCTGTATGACGCCGATGTCTCGCCGGCGCTGGTCTCAAAGGTCACCGATGTGGTCATGGAGCAGGTTGTCGAATGGCAAAACCGGCCTCTGGATGCAGTCTATCCCATTGTTTATCTTGACTGTATCGTTCTAAAAGTCCGGCTGGACAGCCGCATCATCAACAAATCTGTGTTCCTGGCGCTGGGCATCAACATCGAAGGCCAGAAAGAGTTGCTAGGTATGTGGCTGGCCGAAAATGAAGGCGCAAAGTTCTGGCTGAACGTGCTGACAGAGCTGAAAAACCGCGGCCTGAATGATATCCTTATCGCCTGCGTAGACGAGCTGAAAGGTTTCCCTGACGCTATTAACGCGGTGTATCCGGAGGCGCGGCTCCAGCTGTGTATCGTGCATATGGTGCGCAACAGCCTGCGGTTCGTCTCCTGGAAGGACTACAAGGCCGTCACCCGCGACCTGAAAGCTATCTATCAGGCCCCTACGGAAGAAGCCGGCTTGCAGGCGCTGGAAGCGTTCTCCAGTGCCTGGGACATCCGCTACCCGCAAATAAGTCGAAGCTGGCAGGCAAACTGGGCCAATCTGGCCACGTTCTTTGCCTACCCAACGGACATCCGCAAGGTGATCTACACGACCAACGCCATCGAGTCGTTAAACAGCGTGATCCGGCATGCCATCAAAAAGCGCAAGGTGTTCCCGACCGACGACGCAGTGAAAAAGGTGGTGTGGCTGGCGATACAGGCGGCCTCACAGAAATGGACAATGCCTTTGAGGGACTGGCGCATGGCAATGAGCCGCTTTATTATCGAGTTCGGTGACCGCCTGGACGGTCACTTCTGAGAAAAGGCATTTACACAGAATCGTGTACAGGGTCCTTTTGTTTGTTGGTAACGGTAAATTCTTCCTGCACGCCGCACCCGATACCTTTTAATGCCTGGCGCAGCAGTTTTCCGGCAAAGCTACCGGGGCCGTTGACTTCCACCACCACCACGCGGGGGATCTGGTATTTGATCACCATGTCGCGTATCTGCACCACCTGCCCGCCAGTGATTTTGTCGTTATCATTGAATTCGGCCAATTCTCCGGTTAGCGCCTGGCACACCTGCCCGCGCGCATCGGTCAGCATCAAGGAAAAGGCGCTGGCATCTGCTTTTACTTTCCCGGTTGCCACGTCCCACCAGGCGACGGCACCAACAATCTGAGTCGCCCCCAGCCACAACGAGCACGCTCGGTTTGCGTAGCGTATCTCCGGCTGCACGTTGTACTCACGAATGCGGTCAGGATCGAGACGCACCTCACCCATGGGCTTACTGTGCAGCTGATATTGACTGTCCCATTCGCTTTGTTGAATAAATCCGAAATTTGTGACGACTTCCTCCCTATCAGGGCGATTGTTACATGATGCGGACGCTGTTTGGCATTCCTAACAACGTGATCCGATTAAGCGCTTTGACCATTGCCATAGCCTCACCTACCTGCGCGTCATAGTCATGCAGACTCAGATGACCACCCAGAAGTGTTTTAAACCGGAACATGGCCGTTTCAGCCAGTGAACGCCGGTGATAACCTACTTTCTTTTTCCAGGTATCGTTATTGCCGCTCAGATGCTGATTTGCCACCGCATGGTTACGCTCATGGTATCGAGCTGGCCAATATTGCGCACCACTTCGCGGTGGGATAAGCGGCTTTATTTTTTTCCTCAGCAGAGCATCATGACAGTAACGCGTATCGTAAGCACTGTCAGCCGACGCTTCCCTGATTTTCCGGTGGGTTTGGTTAATCAGCCCGGGCAGCGCCTGCGCATCTGTCGTACCGCTTAGCGATAAATCGGCACAGATAATTTCATGTGTCGCGCTATCTACTGCCAGATGAAGCTTGCGCCATACTCTGCGCCTCTCAGCCCCATGCTGCCTGACTTTCCATTCGCCTTCGCCGAAGATTTTCAGGCCGGTGCCATCGATGACCAGGTGTGAGATTTCGCCGCGGGTTGGCGTTTTTATGCTGATGTCGACGGTTTTTGCTCGCCGGCTGACCAGAGAGTAATCTGGGCAGCGCAGCGACAGCCCCATCAGTTTAAAAATCGCGTCAACGAAACCCTGTAACGCCCGGAGCGAAAGGTTAAACACGCGCTTTATCATCAGAACCGTGGTAATGGCCATATCGGTGTAGTGAAGCGGCCGGCCACGATGTTCAGGGGGTGTACTCTCAGTCCATGCAGCAATGGCTGACTCATCAAGCCATACTGTCATGTCCCCCCGCTGCCTGAGCGAATTGTTGTATGCGGGCCAGTTGGTGATTTTAAACTTTTGCTTTGCCATGGGGACCTGATGTTGAAACGAATGTAGTGATCAGAGCCGCCAGTCACCTAAAAGTTCGATTTATTCAACAAAGCCTGTCCCATTCGTTAACCGTGCGACAATCCTTGCGCCGGGTTTCAAGCTCCTCCGCGTTGAAACGTTCGGGCCATTGACAGCCCGCGTAACAGTCAATCATCGTCTCGGGTGGTGCCGCAAACGCGATACCGTCTTCTGTCAGCCGATAATCCACGTGCTCGACCAGCAGTCGCGCCCCATTGTGGATCCCCATAAAGACATAGTCAGGTCGAAACGGCAGCGTATAGCGCAGACTGACCGCCTCATTCGCCTCGATACGATACTCATGGGAAAAAAGTTTAATCGTCAGACAATCCGCGCCAGCAGCTTCCATCTCGTCGTACAGGCTGTCGTGGGTATGGGGTGTACCAATAAACAATTTTCGGCCTCCGGGAATAAGAATATGCGTCTGCTCACTCAGACGGTAACGCAGCTTTTCGCGGGCTTCTGGCGTCTGAATATTACCGGGGACTTCCACGTCATCGTTTTGGCATTCGTTTGCCCGCGCGCCGGTGACGTTTGAAAGGATCCCCTTTGCGAACATACTGGCATTGCGCTTATCATGCGCCCCCTCAACCGACCATTGCTCAACGGCACCGATGCTTTTAGCCAACATACCTTTCGTCAGTGGATGGTTACGCAGCACGTTCTGCGTGTCGCGACTGGTTTTACGGGCGGTGGAATCCGATTCGGACTGATGAAGAATACGGTACTGCCGATCGCGGTAATACAGCCAGGCATTATAAACAGCCAGAATAGTCGATTTACCGAAGCCACGAAAGCAACGGAGCACCGCCAGATTGCCGCGATGCTCCAGCCAGTAGCACGCGCGATAATGACAGTCGGGCACATCCCATCCCATGCGCTCCGCCCATATCAGGAAGAAAGCGAGGAAAGACGTCATCCCTTCCCTTTCTGTATGCGAGCGATGATTTTCTCCGCTTCTCGCTCGGCACTGGCAACCTGTTGACCCAGCTCGAAAGCCTCATCATCATCGCTAGGGCGGCCTCCTGGCGTTCCTCCACGCATTTGCAGGCCGATAAGCGTCTGCACCTTGGTTAACAGCGTCAGCGTCGCCGCCGCGTTCTTCTTGAACCAGTAGCGATCGCCGCGCTCCTGTTGAGTGTGCGCGTCAATGGCCTTTCCTGCACCAGGCCAGTTATCTGGATCGGCTTCTTCCAGCACCACATCCGTTAATTTATCACTCAGCGTGCTGAGGCGTATTTTTTCATCGTTATGCATAAAAAAGCCCCGTGATTATCACAGAGCTATCATGGACTTACTGAAGGTCGGGATCCCGACCGATTAGCGCGAGCGGGTTTATTGCGGCAGCCTGTCCTGCGGACGCCACCAATAGGTTTGATTAAACTCTTTCCGGGCACGCTTTTCCATTCGACGCAAATATCCCGGTGAAAAGAGTTCCTGTAGCTGATTAAAGACCATATGGTCAAACACCGCCTTGGTATACCATAAATTTTGCCTTGGGATCATGCCTTTGGCAAACTTGACGAGATCGCCCCCGGTTTGTTCCGGCTTACCCTCGACCGCGTTGAGCAGGACACCCTGCAACAGTTTAATGACGTCATCAACAACCCCCGCCACCGGCCCGAGCATGGAGGCCAATGCGCCAGAGCTATACCGGGTGTGATCAGACAGCAAGAAATCGCCATAGAGGCCCAATCCGCCGCCTTTCAAAAAGGCATCGAGCCAGAATTTCAGAGCTTTATCGCCCGTCATATCCCGGGGATTTCGTCCCGCAATAACTTCGCTGATTTGTTGGGACATCGCACCCAATACGGTTGTGCTCGCCAGAAAGGCCGCCAGATACGCCGCACGACCGCCCGCAGAGGGCATATTCAACGCACGGGACCAATGACGCATCATGACCGCGATGGGGAAAGATTTGAAGAGAAAAACACTACGCACAAGCTCGCACCGCCAGTCCCCGCGCTGCATCGCCGCGCCGGTCACCATGCGCTCGCGCGCACCGGGCGTAACCACCGCCATATCCACTTCCTCGCTCACGGCACCGAGCAATTTGCGCATCGCCTCAAATTTCACCCGCTCGGCGTTCCCCAATCCAGCAAGCTTCTCATTCAGTATGCGCATAATACTTTCCGGGGTCAGCATGGTGGTGTTGCCATTTCCCCAGTCCTGTTGCTCGACCAGCTTCCAAACCTTCCAATCTTGCGAGCTGATACCTTTGCTTTTGAGTATTCGCGCGTCCTCATCGGCAATTTTGGCGATGTCCGCATGCTTGCGTACCAGGTTACCAATACCGCCCATCATGGTAACGCCGTAGGCCCGCTTATGCGCATCCGACCATGCAGAGAGCCCACTGGCCCGCATTACCGCGTTCACAACCCAGCGAGAGGGCGAGGGGCCCATATTATCGGTCGCCCAGCGGTTGACGCTTCCCAACAAGGTTTCCATCGCCAGACCCGCGCCACGGGCAAGCCGGATCTCGTCCTTATTCGCCGGGTTCATCGCGGCAAGCTGATTGCGCAATAGCTGTGCCATCGGCAAGTTATTGACCTTGGCCGTCAGGTACATCGTGCCGTTATCAGACAGCGAGGAAATCAGTGCCGAGCCTAACCGTGACGCCACGAGCCAGTTGCGCACGTGATCCGCCCTGCGGGCAATATAAGGATTAGCGACCGGCTGCGTTTTCCCGACGATAAAGTTGTAAAGGTCTTCTGTTTTGTTCTTCAGTTTTTTTATCCTGCCGGTTCTTGAGGGCGTTTCGTCAGCGGTTTTCGCCGCCAGCTCGTCAAGCAGGGAGCGGAACACATGATCGGGATTAGGGCCGTAGGTTTCCACCAACGCGATATCTTTACTTATACCGTCCAGGTGGTTGACCAGAATATCCCACATCGACTTTTCACCGAAGCGTTGCTGATAGGCTAAATACCCTTCCGCGTCTTTAAAATGAATTTGCCTTTCCGCGTTACCACGATTCGCGCGGGCGCCAGACAGACGTCGCCCCGAATCACCCAGTTTGTTCATGCCGCCAGTGGCAATGGTCTTGTAACCATGACCAAGAAAATCGGCGACGTCCTTATCGCTCATCAGCTCACCGTTCTCTTTGACGTACTTATTGCGCTCAAGCTTCCCTATCACAAACCCGACCCAGTCAGATTGCGTGGCTTTACCCACCTTTTCCATTGAATGGTGTTGCGGCATGCCCCAGTCTTCCAGGTGACCGATATCACCGCCGGCGTCGTTAAAGCGGCGGCGCAACAGCTCGGAGACGTTTTTCCACGCTTCAGCCCCCTTTTTTGCCCTCACGTTACCGGTATCCTGCCCGCGCATTTCGTAGACCAGATCGCGCACCCCCTGGGTATCTTCAAAAAGCTGAAAAAAACGCGGGTCAATGACGCTGAATAATTCGTCCAGTTGGCTTAGGGCATAATCCCGCGTTGCCTTGGTGCGGGATTCCACCGATAAAAAATTGGCCTTTCCGTCAGCGTGAAACGCAATCGTTCGGTTCAGGGCTTCCAGCTTGCCGCCTTTTCCCTTATAGCCCGCGATAAAGTTATCCAACCGCTGGCGCGCCGCTATCGTCAGCGCCACCCGCCGCTTTTTCAGCGTGGCCTCGCGCTCTAACGCTTCCGCCGCCATTTGTCCCGCGCGCTGCATCCGCTCTGACTCGCTTAAACTCCGCCATGACACCGGATCGTTGCGCGCCAAATGGCGCATATTTTTCACGATGCGATCTTCAATTCCCTGGATCTCTGCTGAGGTCAACGTGCGTTTCGACGCCGCGGTGATCGCCTGTATACATTCCTGTCGCATCCTATCGCTCTCCCAAGGAAGCAGCTCACCGCCACATCAAATAAACTGGCGTCGTGCTGAGCGTTTCGACATCCTTATTGACTTGGGCCAACAAGTCCGCCGCCCTGACCGCTGTAACACTGTCATCATGACCCACAACAAGCACTTCAAGATCGGGTTTCTCCATCACGGCGCGTTCTGCATGGCGGAAATCATACTCATCACCCGCAGTGTTATTACCACGGGCCTGATGTTCCCCCGCGGCTAACTGGTCCTGTCTCACCTGCGCCACTGTACGGGGTTTAGGCGTGGATAACCCACTCATCCCCGCGACATCCGCGTGATACTGCTCCGCTGCCGTGGTGGCGCCACCCCTAAGCCCTAATGCCTCACGCACCGACTGTGAAGCCAGATTGACTCTTGGCATCTTTTGCAGAAATTCCGCCCCCTCAAGCAGCGCGCCGACATCGACGGGTTCACCTGCCAGTACGTCCGTCATCGCCTTATTCATCGCCTGGGCATGGGCATGGGCATGGGCATTGCGGGAAAGTACGCTGACAGGCACCCCCGGCGCCACGGTCACCTCAAAATTAACGTGGCTGCTGCTCGTTAGCGCGGCATCAATCTCTTCCGGGGAGACGCGCCTTACCGGTACGTCCTCACCGCGGCTATTGATAAAGCGCCCCAACCCACCGAACGCCACGCCTAAAACGGCATCGGTTGCCAATGCCTGAGCATCCATAACGTCATACTGGCGCGTCATGTCCTCGTAACCGCCACGTCGTAAAATCTCGGCGGACAACCCACGCTGGGCCATGCCCATTGCGACATTGGTACCTGCCGAATAAAACAGGTCAGGTGCAGCGCGGGCCACGGCACCCGCTAATGCTCCCGAGGTGCCTCTGCCAACAGACAGCGCGGCACCTACCCCCTCGGCCACCGCGCCCCCTGCCCGCAGCCCCAGCGACATAGGGAGAACCACACCTAATGCCGCCGGTGACCAGCGCCTTATCAACGGCGGTCCCGTAATCAACGCCGTCGGCTCGCGATTTCTCGTAATCGGAGAACCCTTGCAGTGTACCCACGGTTGCAGCAGCGCCCCAAGGACCACCCATGAGGGATCCTGCGATCGCCTGTCCGCCTATTTGCCCCAGAGAGTACAGGACTTGCCCCGCCGTTCCGGTCGTGCCCGGATCGGGTGTAAGTTCGCGGACGCTTTTTTCCGCCAGTTTTCGCTGTTCCTTGAAAAAATCGGCTGAGGAGTCACGCACGCCAAAGGTTTCGCTCACCGCTTCGGCAACGGGCGACATCACGGTATCCAGCGTCGCTCATCCCACTTGATCCGCCTGTCTTACGCCAGACCACAGTCCTTCAAAAAGGGCAGTCCCCGCGCCATCGAAGAACGCCGCATCTCGCAGCGTACCTGTGCCAATGGGATGTTCCGCAGCGTACGAGAGTTCTTTATTTTGCTGTGTCGGGCTAAAATCGAAATAGCTCATTGAGGAATGCCCTCCTCGCCAAAGCGGAGCTTTTCTGCATCAATTCTCAGCACCACAGGTCTGCCGTCCTTTCCTATCAGATAACCGCCACCCAGCTTCACCAGATACTGACTGTCGCCGTGGCTCTGTAAGCCGTATCGCCCGGGCGGCGGCTTGATTCCGTCGTCCAACACTTGCTCCTTCCAGGCTACGCCCACCGCTTTATTGAACTGGCTTTCTGATATCCCCCAGGGTAACAGCACGTCCCCCTGTCCTCCGTAGTTGTAAACGCCCCCAGTCGCCACGTTGATAGCCTGAGTCCAAGTGTCTTTGTCGTATTCCCCTGACACGTTCCCCTTGCGTGCCATGACGCCAGCGTAATAATCCTTCGCGACATCGTACGCCTGCGCAGCGCCTTCGGCATCCCCCGCAAAAGCCTTGCCTACCTTGTCGACAAACTCAGGGCGTAAATCAGTATCTTTAGGCATTTCAATCCCGCGGGTTTTATTCTCGATCCCGTTGACGTTGGTCGTCACACCGGCGCGGGCATTGGCCCCCTCGATAATCGTTTTCGCTGCATCATCAAGGCTAACCGTAGAGTCAGAAAACCAGCCAGAATTTCCTATTACGTTACCCCTCTTTCCCATGATGGCACCGGCAACCGCCGCCGACGGCGCGTAGCGGCTCACCTGCTGTAACGCGGCTGAGTACTGCGCCCCTGATCCCAGCCCCTGCCGCATTGCATCCAGATAAGCAACGGACTGTGACGCCGGTGCAGAACGCAGCATTTCGCCTATCTGAGACGCTTCCGACTGGGAAAAAATGGCTAACGGGGTGCCGTAATGCCGTGCCAGCTCAGGGGTTAAGCTCGCCCGCGCCGATAGCCCCGCGCTTAAGGAATCAGGCGTTTGCATATCGAGAGGGTCAATTTGTTTTTGTTCCGTGGCGTATTGAATAGGATCTTGCATTCGCGCCCTGTTGACGTATTCAACGGCTTTTTGCAATGTCTCATGCCGTTTAGCCGCCTCAGCGTAACCTTCTCCTGGCACGGGTTGACGCGCATTCAGCAAGGCCTGCTGCCCCACCGGTGATAACTGCTGGACCGTTGAGATATCACTGCCTAGCTGTTGGGTATCGAGATAATTTGCATATTCTTTCTGTCCGGCATCATAGCCGTAGGCGCGGGTAAATTCGTCCGCTGTGAATTCACGGGGGTAATTCTTCCCACGTAACGCCGCCGCGGTGAAATCTTTCAGTTCACCCTCTAACTCAACACGATATTCCCGCTGCTGTTGGCTGAGCTGTCCCTGCGCCACGCTGCGCAACCGGGCGAGTTGTACCGGATCTAACTGGGTCACGGCAGTAGTCTCGCCCGCCGCGCGCAAGTGGTTACCGTCCGACGCGGGTAGCGTCACCAGACCCAGCGCGGACATTGCTCCCGTTGAGATTTGTTCTTTGGAATAGGGGTTACCGCCATTTTCATGCTCGGTTATTCCCGCACACAGCGCGGTTAGCGTATTGATGTCCGTCAGGTCGAGTCGCTTGCCGGCGGGTACGCCTAACGCTTTGGAAATGGCGGCGATATAGGCGACGGTGTCGTTTTCATTCGGGGGTGCCCAGCGTCCGATGATTTGCTCGACCGTGTTGTAACCGCGTTTATTGTAGGCCAGCAGGTTTTTGCACAACGCACGAAGGCCGTGCTCAGGCGTCGCGAATGACGCAAACCGTCCGTCGCCCTTGGTCTCCCCCTCCCAGGTGTTTTCCGTGCGTACCAGATTCCCCGGATTGTTACTGCGCACGCCGACCGGCTCGGTTGCGCTGCCGCCGCTATAGCGCATCGCCCCCCCCCCCCCGGCGTCTGAGGGCTCTCCCGCCAGCCGGACGAAATCAGCGGGATTCGATACCGCGATATTCTGCGCGGTAGTCAACGCGGTTGTTTTCACATAATTGTTCTGCTGCTCGCTTATCTGTTCCGGAGTCCAACCGTGCGCCTTGCCGTACTCGGCGATCTGCTGTTGCGCGCTCCCGACTTCCAGTTGGTAACTGACGTTGTCATGCCAAAATCCGGCGGCGCGCGTCTGGCTGTTGGCTATCGTTGATTCAAAATTCCCCTGCTCAACGCGCCGACGCTGCCCCAACTCATGGCTTAAGCCGGTTCGCTCGAGTTGGATACGCCGCGCGATAGCCTGCTGCTGGAACGGCTCGAGCATATCTGAGGGCAACTCAGCCGCCAGTTTATTGGCGAAATCCTCGTATTGCCGCGTGTAATAACCCGTAGCCCCTTCTGCGTTTGTCCCCTGCAACGAAAGCAGCCCGTGTTCGGGGTCATTGACCAGGCCATGGGTGAAATTATCAAGCTGCAGCGTCAGTGCCTGTAAATGACTCTGTCTTTCCTGCTCGATGCGCCGCTGTTGCTGCTCCGCGACCCCGATGCCTACCGACGCCAAATGCTGCAGTGCATTCGCGACGGCGCCGGTGTTGCCCACGTCAACGCAGGTCGGTTGTGCGGCAGGCGTCGCATTGCCAAAATTCCCCACTGGAATACGCATCAGCGGATCTCCATATTCGCGAAAAGGTTACTTGAAGCGGTGTCTGTCGTCGGGTTAGCTTTCTTCCAGCCTGAGTAAGCCATTGCCCCTCCCTGTAATAACGCGCTGCCGGCATTGATATATCCCGCTGATGCCGCATTGCTGCCGCTAATACGGTCGGCTTGCGCCTGCGCCCTGTAGCGTGCGCTGGTGTTCATGCCGTTTACTATCGTGGTGTAGGCATCCTCTTCCGCATCGCCGGTAATGCCAGAGGTAATGCGTAACGCAGTGCCCGCCCCGGTTTCTACCCCGGAGGCGGCCAGTGCGGCATTCGCCTGCGCCGCCTGATGCTGGCCCGCCTTACGGATTTTTTCCCCCTGCACCTTTGCCGCCGTTTTAGCCGCATCAGCGTCTGCCTCAGCCTGTGCGGCCTGATAATTCGCCATCTTCTGCTGTTGCTGCCCCTGCACGACGGCCCCGCCTGCCGCCAATACCGACGATGCAACCAGCGCAATCTCGACGCCTGTACACATCTCACACCTCCATCGAATAAAGCAGCCCGGTGCGTGACAAGCCAAGCCGTGAATATAATTCGCCGGTGCGTTCCTCGTGCACCCCCGTGGTAATACCCATGTTGATCACCGTGACACCGTGGTCTTTCGCCCAGGCAATAAAGGATTTGACCAATCGCGCGCCGGCCGACCCGCCACGATGGTTCGGGGAAATGAAAACGCCGTACTCAAACGCCATCAACTGGTGCGAAAACCACTGTTCCCCGATGGCACCGGCCAGCCAGCCGATGATCGACCCTGTACACGATTCTGTGTAAATGCCTTTTCTCAGAAGTGACCGTCCAGGCGGTCACCGAACTCGATAATAAAGCGGCTCATTGCCATGCGCCAGTCCCTCAAAGGCATTGTCCATTTCTGTGAGGCCGCCTGTATCGCCAGCCACACCACCTTATTTCACTGCGTCGTCGGTCGGGAACACCTTGCGCTTTTTGATGGCATGCCGGATCACGCTGTTTAACTACTCGATGGCGTTGGTCGTGTAGATCACCTTGCGGATGTCCGTTGGGTAGGCAAAGAACGTGGCCAGATTGGCCCAGTTTGCCTGCCAGCTTCGACTTATTTGCGGGTAGCGGATGTCCCAGGCACTGGAGAACGCTTCCAGCGCCTGCAAGCCGGCTTCTTCCGTAGGGGCCTGATAGATAGCTTTCAGGTCGCGGGTGACGGCTTTGTAGTCCTTCCAGGAGACGAACCGCAGGCTGTTGCGCACCATATGCACGATACACAGCTGGAGCCGCGCCTCCGGATACACCGCGTTAATAGCGTCAGGGAAACCTTTCAGCCCGTCTACGCAGGCGATAAGGATATCGTTCAGGCCGCGGTTTTTCAGCTCTGTTAGCACGTTCAGCCAGAACTTTGCGCCTTCATTTTCGGCCAGCCACATACCTAGCAACTCTTTCTGGCCTTCGATGTTGATGCCCAGCGCCAGGAACACAGATTTGTTGATGATGCGGCTGTCCTGCCGGACTTTTAGAACGATACAGTCAAGATAAACAATGGGATAGACTGCATCCAGAGGCCGGTTTTGCCATTCAACAACCTGCTCCATGACCGCATCGGTGACCTTTGAGACCAGCGCCGGCGAGACATCGGCGTCATACAGCTCTTTGAACGCGGCGGCGATCTCGCGGGTGGTCATCCCTTTGGCGTACAACGATAAAATCTGGTTATCCATCCCGGTAATCCGGGTCTGGTTCTTCTTCACCAGTTGCGGTTCAAAGGAACCGTCACGATCGCGCGGAGTACGCAGCGCCAGCGGGCCATCGCCAGTGGTAACGGTTTTTGTGGAATAGCCGTTGCGGGCGTTGGTCCCCGGTTTAGGCTGATTTTTATCGTAGCCGAGGTGATGGGTCATTTCGGCATTGAGAGCTGCTTCGACGCTGATTTTTTTCAGCAGCCGATCGAAGTGACTGAGATCTTCAGGGGTTTTGAGATTTTTGGCCAGTTCGTTAGCCAGAGCCTGCAACTGTTTTTCGTTCAT